AGAGGAACTGGTGCCTGCGACCGAGTACGAAGCGATCGTGCACGAGGACTGCCTCACAGACTACGTCTTCTGGGAGGACTTCTGGTGGTCGCCAGCGCGCACGTGGGAAGAGGTGCGCTGGGTCGCGCGTCGCGTGTTCATGAACCGCGAGCAGCTAGTGAAACGCTTCGGCAAGGTGATCGGCGAGCGCGTGCCGATCAGCAAGCAGAAGAAGAACGCTGACTCGACGCAGCCGCAGAACGACCCGTGGGAGAAGGCGGGCGTCTTCGAGATCTGGGATCGCACGACGAAGAAGGTCTACTGGCACGTGCTCGGCATGGACGCGGTGTGCGATGAGAAGGCAGACCCGCTGAAGCTGGAGCAGTTCTTCCCGTGTCCGCCGCCGCTGATCGCGAACCTCACCACGAGTAACCTGATGCCGCGCGCCGACTACCAGTTGGCGCAGGACCAGTATGACCAGATCGATGAACTCACCTCGCGCATCACGTACCTGACGCGCGCAGCGAAGGTGGTCGGCGTCTACGACAAGACGGCGTCTGAGATTGGGCGCGTCTTCACCGAGGGCATGGAGAACCAGTTGATCCCGGTCGCGAACTGGGCAGCGTTCGCGGAGAAGGGCGGGATCAAGGGCGCGATCGACTGGGTGCCGATCGACATGATTGCGAAGACGATCGCGGATCTCACCGCGCAGCGTGACGTGCTCATCGCGAAACTGTACGAGGTGATGGGCATCGGCGACATCATGCGCGGCATGAGCAACCCGGACGAGACGCTGGGCGCGCAGCAACTGAAGGCGCAATTCGGTGGCTCGCGACTGCAGTTCAAGCAGATCGAGATCGGTCAGTGGGTCGCTGCGGGCCAGCGCATCCGTGCGCAGATCATCTGCGAGCACTTCCAGCCGCAGACCATCATCGAGCGTTCAAACATCGAGCACTCGCCCGACGCACCGATCGCCGAGCAGGCCATCCAGTACCTGAAGCAGGACAAGACGAAGCGGTATCGCATCACCGTCGAGTCGGAGACGATGGCGCTGGTCGACTGGGCGCAGGAGCGCGACTCGCGTGTGCAGTTCATGGAGGCCGTTGGCGGCTTCGTGCAGTCCGTCACGCCGCTGATTCAGGCGAGCCCCGCGTCTGCGCCCGTCGTGCTGCAGATGATGAAGTGGGGGCTGGGCGGATTCCGCGTCGGCAAGGAGATCGAGACGGTGCTCGACAAGGCCATCGCCGAGGCGAGCAAGCCGAGCACGCCGCAGCCCGACAAGGAGCAGGACGCGATCGTCGACGAGAAGAAGGCCAGCGCCTTCGACAAGCGCGCCAGTGGCGTGAAGAAGCTGGTCGAGGCCACGCAGACCGAGCTACAGGGCGCGCTGATGGCGGGGCAGATGCCCGGCCAGCCGCAGGTCAACGCGGCGATGTCGAACCTCGCGCCGGCCGACGCCGCGCAGCCGATGCAGCCCGGCCCCGCCACGCCCGGAGGCCCGCGTCCGCTCGACGCGAACCCGATGGCGAACATACAACCCGGTGCCGGCGTCCCGCCTGCGCCATTACCCGGAGCACCGCAGCCATGATGCAACAAGATCCGATGATGCAAGACCCGACGATGCAGATGCCGCCTGAAGAGGTGGAGCAGGAGAGCACCGTCACGTGCCCGAACTGTGGCGCGGCGCTGAAACTGGAGATGCCCGAAGAGCAAGCACCAGCGACGGAGATGCCTGCGCCGTCGTTGCGTGACACCCTGTCGCAGGCAATGGGAGGTGAGACGTGAGCGAAGAGACACCGCGCGAGGCGCTGGCGCGCAAGTACCAGAACGGTGGGCTGACCTATGCCGAGTACGAGCGTGAGATGAACGCGCTCGCGGTCGAGGAGTACACCCCGCCGAACGATGAGCCGCTGCCCGAGGACGCGAGCGGCGTGGATCAGGCCGAACAGCAACCGGGTCAGCAGTACGACCTGAACCCCGAGGGGTAGTCATGGCGCGCCGCAGATGGATCTACATCAACGGCGAGAGCATCGAGGTGACGCCCGATATGGTGCTGCCAGATCGGGCGTCCTCGCAATCGCATGACGGTCTGCTGTGGAACGATCGCCACTACAACGACATGAAAGCGCCTGACGGCACGCCGATCGACTCGCGCACGAAACACCGCGAGTACATGAAGGCGCACAACCTCACGACCATCGACGACTTCAAGGGCACGTGGCAGAACGAGCAGAAGAAGCGCGATGCGTATCGCACGCAGGGCAAGGGCGGCGCGGTCACGCGCGATGACGTGGCGCGTGTCATCCATCAGCTAGAGTCACAGCAGAGGCGCAGATGACAAGCGCGTGGGAAGTTCTTCGCTCAGAGGTGCCGCGGTGGTGGAAGGACGTGAACGCGTCGTGGCGCACCGACATCACCCCCGCGGACGTTGCCGAGACGGGCTTCAATCTGGTCGGCGGTGTCGGCACCGGGCTCGCGACGTACGCGCCCGAGGCCGAGGCGAAGATCAAGGGGGGCGCGAAGGCGAGCGGCGTCGTCGGCAAGACGGTCGCGGCGCTGCGCAAGCCGAAGTCGGCCAGCTACGCGGGTGATCCGCTCGACTTCGTGCGCGAGAAGCTGCGCACGCAGTACCCGGAGCAGCTACCCGGCGTCATGACGACCGATCCGAAGTCGGGCAAGCAGTACCTCGCCAAGCAACTCAGCGAGGAGGCGAACGTTGTCGCCAGCGCACGCAAGGCGGCGCAGAAGGACATCGACAAGGGCAACTACACACCACTCTTCGACGTGACGAAGCGCGCCCGCGTCGACGCGAAGAACTACCCGCTCGAAGGCAATACGCTCACCGATGCGATGCCGAAGAAGCAGGCCACGACTGACAAGTGGCGTGCGCAGTTCGACACACCGGAGACGCGTGCCCGCCTGTCGCAGGCATATCTGCGCGCGAAGCCAGATCCGCTCACGGGCGACTGGTACGCGATGAAGCAACTCGAAGACAAGTACATCGAGGAACTGGGGCCGACAGCGGGCCGGGCAGCGTTCAAGGAACTCTGGGACGCGACGGCGGCGACGACGGGCGGTGCAGACCCGACATCGAACCTGCTGATGGCCCACTACGGCAACTTCCTGCGCGCACAGGGTAAGCGTGCGCCTGAGGCCGCGCATGAGATGCCGTTCCCGATCGGGGGCCGCTACGCGAGTGGCAACCTCGCGATGTACAACAAGGTGCTGAACGACCAGAACCCGTTGACCGCGGCCGGGCAGCCGAAGCGATTCAACTTCGCGTCGAACTTCTTGGGGCACCGCGATCGCGCGACGATCGATGAGCAGATGATGGGCGGCTTCGATCCGACCGGGAAGCTCGCGGCACCGCCGGGTGATAGCTACGGTGTCACCGAGGCCATCGTCGGCGATCTCGCGAAGCAGCACGGAGTGCAGCCGCAGAACTTTCAGGACGTGACGTGGGCCGGGCTCAAGGGCACGACGGGCAAGCCGATGATCACGCACGTCAACGAGGCGCTGGAGCGCACTGCTCGCATCACCGGGCTCACCCCGGAGCAGGTGCTGCGCCTGAACCTCATCCGCAAGCAGGGTCCGCTCTACGCGGGCGGTGGCGTGGCAGTGTCGCAGCAGGATCAACTACAAGGAGAATAGAAAATGGCAGGTTTGCGCGAGGCGCTGGAGACAGCGTTTGAACAGTCCGATACGATAGAGACTCCGTCGTCGGCAACGCCGACTGAACCCAGCGCCCCAGATCAAGACACTGGGGGCAGTTCCTCAATCGAGCCCACGGCACAGCCGACGACGGAGCCCCAGCAACTCACGGACGCGGAAGCGCGTGCCCGAGATCAGCTAGGACGCTTCACAAAGGCCGATCAGGTCGACGGCAAGGGCAAGGCACCACCCCTCGCGGAAAAACCGCCTGTAGCGCCTGTAACGCAGCCGCAACTGACCCTCGCGCAGAACACCCCCAAGTTCGAGCCGCCCCCGCGCGGCGTGCCGCCCATGTTGCGTAGCCACTGGACCGGGCTCACGCCCGAGTGGCGGCAGCACATTGCCGAGACGCACACGAAGCTGGCCGAGGTCGAGCAGCAGTACCAGCCATCGGTGCAGTTCGCTCAACGGTTCATGCAGACGATCCAGCCCTTCCAGCACGCGATCCAAGCGGAGGCTGGTGGAGATCCGATCGTCGCCGTGCGTGGGCTGATGGACACCGCGACGAAGCTGCGCTTCGGCACGCCGATCGAGAAGGCGACGACCGTGGCGAACATCGTCAAGGCATACGGGATCGACATCGAGACGCTCGACAACGCACTGGTCGGCAACGTGCCGCCACCGGGTGCGCAGGGCGTCGACTCCAACATGATCCAGCAGGCGGTGCAGCAGGCGCTGGCCCCGGTGCTGCAGCAGGCGCAGCAGCGTCGTCAGCAGTCCGAGCAGGCCACCGCGGCGCAGGTGACGAGCGAGATCAACGCGTTCGCCGCAGATCCGAAGAACGAATTCTTCGAGGACGTGCGTGACATGATGGCCGACGCGATGGAGATCGCCGAGCGCAACGGGAAGGCGCTTTCCCTCGCGGACGCGTACACCCGAGCCTGCTGGTTGCATCCAGACGTGAGCAAAGTTATGCTTGCCCGGCAACAGGGGCAATCCGCCCAGAGCCTGACACAAGCCGCGACGCGAGCCAAAGCAGCGGCAGTGAGCGTGAAGGGCTCTGCGCCAGTGGGGAACCCCGACCCAACCGAACCTGCCTCAGTTCGCGCGGCGATCGAAAACGCAATCGAGGTGCACAGCAGGGTCTGAGTCTCGCTGATTGCCTGACTCCTGACGGAAGCGCGCACGGTGTGGGCATGGTGCCCGGCACGGTGTTGAACCCACTTTCACAGGAGTCAGGCAATGGCATTCCCAAACGTAAGTGACATCGTCGCAACGACGATTCAATCCCGCACGAAGCAGATCGCGGACAACGTCACCAAGAACAACGCGTTGATCAAGAAGCTGGAGATGCGCGGCAACCGCAAGCCTTTCAGCGGCGGCAACGTGATCTATCAGGAACTCAGCTTCGCGCAGAACGCGAACGGCGGCTGGTACAGCGGGTATGACCTGCTGCCGGTCGCAGCGTCCGACGTGATCAGCGCGGCCGAGTACACGATCAAGCAGCTTGCCTGCCCGGTCGTGATGTCGGGCCTCGAAGGTCTGCAGAACGCGGGCAAGGAGCAGATGATCGACCTGCTCGAATCGCGCATCAACGTCGCCGAATCGACGATGGCGAACCTGCAAGCCGCAGGCGTCTACAGCGACGGCACTGGCACGGGCGGCAAGGAACTGACCGGCTTGAATGCCGCGGTCCCTGTCGATCCGACGACCGGCACGTACGGCGGCATCGCCCGCGGCACGTGGAACTTCTGGCGCTCGGTCTACACGAAGCCGGGCTCGGCGCTCACCGCCGCGACCATCCAAGGCTCGATGAACACGATGTGGGCCTCGCTGGTTCGTGGCAATGATCGCCCGGATCTGATCGTGGCTGACAACACGATGTGGGGCCTGTACGTCGCCTCTCTGCAGGCGCTGCAGCGTTTCACGTCGGCCGAAGTCGGT